TCGAGGTGATCGAGGCGTTCCGGGCGGACGCGGAGGTGAAGGTCGTCATCCTGCGCGGGCGCGGCGAGAAAGCCTTCATTTCCGGCGGCGACATTTCGAGTTTCGAGAAGACGCGCAAGGACGCGGCTGCCGCGGAAAAAGCGCGTGAAATTCCGAACCGGCTTGCGGCCGCCATCACCCATCTGGCGAAACCGGTCATCGCCATGATTCACGGCTACTGCCTCGGCGGCGGCCTCGGCATGGCGCTCAACGCCGACATGCGCTTCGCATCGTCGGATGCGACATTCGGCATTCCGGCCGCCTTGCGCGGAATCGCCTATCCGCCGGACGGCCTGAAGAAGCTGGTGGATCTGGTCGGTCCGAGCGTCGCCAAGGACATCATGTTCTCGGCGCGGCGTTTCGACGCGGCGGAGGCGCTGCGGCTGGGCGTCGTCAACCGGGTGTTCACGGCGGACATGCTGGAAGCGGAAACGGTGAAATACGCGAAGGTGCTCTGCGACAACGCGCCGTTGTCGATCCAGGCGTCGAAATTCTTCATCGAACAGCTCGGCCTCGAACGTTCGCAGCGCGACGAGGCCCGGATTGCGGCGATGATCCGCACCGCCGCGGACAGCGACGATTTCAAGGAGGCGACGCGCTCGTTCGTCGACCGCTCTCTCGGCTCGATGCTCATGTTCGGCGTGCTATGGGCCGCGGCGTTCTCCTATGGCATCTGCCAGTGGATCGGTGCAGCGGCCGAGAACGAGGGCGAGAAGGCGCGGACGCAGAAAGCGGCGTACGTGAAATCGGAGCGCGCGAATTCGGCACTGAAGCTGGCCCAGGACGCAGCCGCGGCTGCGTCTCGGCGCGAGGACAATCTGCGGCGTGCCGTGTGGGAGACGGTTCCCAAAGTCAATGGTCGCGAGGTGACGACAGTGGCCGAGGCGAAGGCGCTGGTCGAGGCGGCGAAGAACCATCGCTGGTGGGCCTATACCAGCGGGTGCCAGGCGCCGCGCGGACGCGACAGCCAGAGGTGGTGCGACGGCTATCGTGACGCGCTCGCCGCGATACCGGCGGCCGAGCGTCGCGAGGTGGCGATGGAGGAGCTCAACGCCGCCATGGCAGACACGAGGGCGAAGCGTGAGGCGTATCAGGCAGAGCTCGAGAAGGCCGGGCACGTTACGATCCAGACGAGCGAGCGCCGGGACGACCTGCGCATCCTGACAACGTATGGCGGCATGAGCGAGCAGGCCGCTGCTGATGTCACGGCGTTCGGCAAGGTGGGATTCGTGTCGCTGATGATCTCGGGGCTCGGCATCCTCGGCGAGCTGCGGGAACATCGTGGTGTACCGCGCCGTCCGTGGCCGTGGGCGCTGTTGCTGCGTCGGATCTGGCGCGGCCGATCCGGTGAGGCTCGGGTGGAGGCGGCGCCGATGGTGACCGCCGAGCCTGTTCCCGCCAGTCACGCCCGTCATGTGCCGATGCTCGTGAACCGGACGGTGAACGATCGCGAGTTTGCGGCGAAGGCGGCGGATGTGCTGGCCAAGTACCGGGCGAAGGCGCTCGCGCGAGAAGCCCTGGCCTGATGACGCTCGCGTCGACGGACAGCGACGGCAAGAGAGAGCGTGGCAGACGGCATGATGCCCGACGCCGCGCTCTCAAGCCGTGGCGCGCGCTTTATTACTCGACGCGTTGGCTGAAGATGAAGCGCGCTCATCTAGCCCACAATCCACTGTGCGAGAGATGCAAGGTTCAAGGCAAGGTGACTGCGGCGACCGTTGTGCATCACAAGAAGAAGCACGAGGGCAACGAGATTCTCTTCTTTGATCCGGCCAATCTCGCGAGCTCATGTGCGCCGTGCCATGACTCGATCGAGCAGCAGATAGAGAAGCGCGGGTACTCGATGGCCATCGGTGCGGATGGTTGGCCGATCGACCCCAACCATCCGAGCAACGGTTGATGCGTCAACCCCGGGGGGAGGTCGAAAGGAAATTTCGATCTCCAAACCAAGCCGGTGGGCCTTCTGAAAAATCCAAAAAACCAAATTAAACGTCAGAACATCCAATATGGCCGCCCGCGGCGCAAAGCCGAAACCCGCTCACCTTCGCCTCGTCGACGGCACGCATCGCAAGACGCGTCACGGCGACAGCGAGAAGGCGCGCGAGAAAGCGGAGCGAGTGCTGACGACGTTCGGCAAGCTCGAGCGACCGAAGTTCTTGAAGGGGCATGCACTCAGCGCATGGAAGCAGTTCATCGAGCCAGCCACGTGGCTCGACGGTTCGCGAGCTCCTGCCGCGATCGCCTTCTGCGCGCTCTGGCAAGAATTCCGAGATGCGCCTCGCGGCTTCCCCGCCTCACGTCACGGTCAGATGCGCGCCTACATGGCCGAGCTTGGCCTGACCGACGAGCGAAACCGCGCGGGCGACGGCAAATCCGACCCTGACGAGTTCTTCGGCGACTGAATCCGTGCATCGGGTCACTCAATACGCGCATGCCGTGCTCACGGGGGCGATCGTCGCCGGTCCGCACGTGCGCAATGCGTGCCGTCGTCACATGGACGACCTGCAGCGCGACGACATCACGTTCGATGAGGCGGCGGCCGACCGCGCGCTGCGCTTCTTCGAGACACGTCTCAGACTGAGCGAGGGGCAGTTCGAGGGCACGCCTTTCAAGGCCGACCCGAGCCAGGCCTTCATCATCGGATCTATCTATGGATGGAAGCGTCTGGACGGGTTCCGTCGCTTTCGCCGCGCCTATATCGAGCAGGGCAAAGGCAACGGCAAATCCCCACTCGCGGGCGGTATCGGCCTTTACGGTCTAACCGCAGACGATGAGCCTGGCGCCGAGATCTACTCCGCCGGCGCAACAAAGGACCAGGCCAGCATTTTGTTCCGCGACGCCGTGAAGATGGGACGCAAGTCGCCGGATATCGAAAAGCGGCTCGAGTTCAGCGGTGCAGAGGGCAAAGAATACAACATCGCCTACCTCAAAAAGGGCTCGTTCTTCCGTCCCGTATCGCGCGAGACCAAGCGCACCGGCTCGGGCCCTCGCCCGCACTACGCGCTGGTCGATGAGCTGCACGAGCATGCCGACGCCGGCATCATCGAGATCCTTGAACGCGGCTTCAAGTTCCGCCGGCAGCCTCTCTTGCTGATGATCACCAACAGCGGCTCCGATCGCAACTCCGCTTGCTGGCAGGAGCACGAGCACGCCGTCCGCGTTGCCGCCGGCAACATCGATGCCAAGGACGACGACGCCCACTATCTCGGCGAGATCATCGACGACACGACCTTCAGCTTCGTGTGCTCGCTCGACAAGGACGACGATCCGCTCGAGGATCCGTCGTGCTGGCGCAAAGCCAACCCTCTTCTGGGCGTCACGATCACCGAGGATTATCTCGCCGGCGTCGTTGCCCAGGCAAAAGGCATCCCTGCCAAGCTCAATGGTATCCTCAGGCTGCACTTCTGCGTTTGGACGGACGCGGCAACCGCCTGGATGACCCGCAAGGTGCTGGAATCGGTCCTCGCCGACTTCGATCCGGCCGTGCATCGCGGCAAGAAAATATTCGCCAGCGCGGACCTTTCGCAGAATCGGGACATCACCGCACTCGGCTTCATTGTGCAGACCGGCGTCGTTGCCTTCGGTGAACATGCCGGTAAACCGACCTTCGATGCGTGGGTCGAAGCCTGGACGCCGAATGACACCATCGCGGCCCGCGAGCTGCGCGACAAAGTCCCGTATCAGCGGTGGCGCGACGATGGCTATCTCAATGCGCCCGCGGGCGAGAGCATCAACTACCGCCACGTTGCACAGGCGATCGCCGAGGCCGATCGCGACTACGATCTCGTCTGTCTTGCCTACGACCAGTACGCGTTCAAGCGCGGACTCGAGCCCGAATGCAACGAGATGGGCCTGAGCATCGAGTTCGTCGAGCATCCGCAAGGCGGCACCAAGAAGGGCAAGCCAAACGAGGCTATGAAAGCCGCAGCAAAGGCCGCACGGCGAGAAGCCGAAGGCCTTTGGATGCCCATGAGCGTGCGCCAGCTCGAGGATCTGATCTCCGAGCGGCGTATCCGCATCCTCCGCAACCCCGTCGTGATCTCAGCGATGTCCAGCGCGGTCACGGACAGGGACCGCTGGGGCAACTACTGGCTCTCGAAAGAGCGCGCGATCAAGAAGATCGACTGCGCTGTCGCACTCGCCATGGCCGTTGGTGCGGCGCACGCCTACGAGAGCGCGCCGACTGCCACTTTCCAAATGATGGTCTTCGGAGGCTCCACGCGATGAGCAATCGCAAACGCGCGCCCATCCAACGCCGGGCCTATTCGACGTTTCGGATCAAGAAGCAGGACAGCGCCAGCCGCATCATCGAGGGCATCGCGACGACGCCGAAGCCCGATCGCATGCTCGACATCGTCGAGCCGCGCGGCGCCAATTTCAAACTGCCGCTGCCGCTGCTTTGGCAGCACTGGCCGGACAAGCCGGTCGGTCACGTGATCGCTGCGGAGGTCGCCGACGAGGGCATCCGGTTCAAGGCGCAGATCGAGAGCATCGACGAGCCCGGCGTCCTGAAGGACCGGCTCGACGAGGCGTGGCAGTCGGTCACCAAGGGCCTGGTGCGCGGCGTGTCGATCGGATTCTCGGCGACGACCCCGCCGGAGCTCCTGCGCAACGGCGGACTCCGCTTTCTGTCGTGGGATTGGTTTGAGCTCTCGCTGGTGACGATCCCGGCAAACGAGGACGCCACCATCGAGACCATCAAGTCGTATGTGCGTCAGCAGAAAAGGGCCGCGTTCGGCCGCCCCGCGCCCTCGGTGACGAAGGCGCTCTCTCCCGGCGTTGCGGGATCGAAAACCTCAACGAAGGGAAAGACGGCAATGGCAAAGTCCACCGCTGAGAAGATCCGCGAGCTCGAGGAAGAGATCGAGTCCCACAAGGCACGGATGAAGGAGATCCTCGACGACCCCGACAAAGACGACGAGGACAAGGACGTCGACGAGGACGAGGAGAAGGAGCTCGACGAGCTCGAGGACGAGGTCAAGTCGAAGTCGAAGATGCTCCGCCGCCTCAAGATGCTGGCCGGTGACAATGAAAACGAGCCAGTGCGCGGTACGCTGCGCCGCGTGAGGGGGGCGACGATCGACGAAGGCTCTGACAGCCGCGGCGGCGGTCACAAGGTGGCGGCCCAGGCGAAGGTCGAGGAGGCGAAGGGCCTCGGCATGGCGCGCCTCGTGATGTGCTACGCCAAGGCTAAAGGCAATCCTCTGCACGCGATCGAGGTGGCAAAGCAGGCCTATCAAGGCCATTTCCATCTCAAGCAGATGGAGACCATCTTGAAGGCCCAGGTCACCGGCGGCACGACCACCGATCCGTCCTGGGCGGCGCCACTGGTCGAGCCCCAGAACCTCGTCTCGGAGTTCATCGAGTATCTTCGCCCGCAGACGATCATTGGCAAGTTTGGCCAGAACGGCATTCCGGCGCTGCGTTCGGCACCCTTCAATATCAAGGTGCCGGCACAGACGTCCGGCGGCACTGCGAATTGGGTCGGAGAAGGCAAGGCCAAGCCCCTCACCAAACTGGACTTCGAGTCCTTCACCTTGGCCTACAACAAGGTGGCGGCGATCGCCGTGCTGTCGGAGGAGTTGCTGCGCTTCTCGTCGCCGTCGGCCGAAATGCTGGTGCGCAACGCATTGAGCGAGGCGGTCATTGCGAAGCTCGATACTGACATCACCGACCCGGCCGTCACGGCAACGGCGGATCGCCCCGCGTCGTTCACGAACAACGCACAGTCGTACTCGTCGTTGGGCATCGACGCAGACTCCGTTAGGGCCGACGTAGCGCGATTTGTGACGTTCTTCATCGCCAACAATCTGCCGCTGGCCGGGCTCGTCTTCATCATGCGCAACTCGCAGGCGCTGAAGCTATCGTTGATGCGCAATGCGATGGGCGGCAAGGAGTTTCCCGACATCACCATGAACGGAGGATTCCTTGAGAGCATCCCCGTCATCACCTCGCAGTACCCGGCCGCCGGCCGCGTCACCGCGGTGATCGCGCCGGAGATCTATCTCGCCGACGACGGCGGCGTTGCCATCGACATGAGCCGCGAGGCGTCACTCGAGATGGACACGACACCGTCGAACCTG